TGTTTGGATTTGTATTCATTCCTACTAATCTAATGTTTGTTAGCTTTTAAATATGCCAATTTGCTTTTGCACATCTTTTCGAGCTCAGGATCATTGATCTTAACAGAAAAACCAATATACATCGCTCTAACTATATCATGTATCATTTGACACTTATTGTATTTGGAATTACATACACATTTATCACAAATGCACATGCCCTTTACATCATTTGTTGTTAGAAATTTGTTTTGTTGTGGTTCCAAAACCCGGGCTAAAAGGTCCTCATCATTATACAATTTTATAAGATATTTATCAGATAACCAGGGAACATGTAGAGGTTTTCCCATTTCCTTAATAGCATTTAAAAAGTGTGTTTTCATATAAACACCTTTTTCACAATAGTCATGTAGCCAAGCTTCTCGCTGAAAATTCAAACACTTAACTGCAGACAATTCACTTAATCTATTCTTATCAGATACCCAACTCAATGTTGAAGTCGTAGATCTTGGTTCTAATGGAGCAACAAATCTATTTAATATAGAATGGAAAACAAAACGTCGCTTTAAGAAAGTTACATCAGCTAAAGGTTTAAATGAGTTATTGGAATCCCATTCCTTCTTATCAGCAGTTGTAAATTCCAATCCAATATTGTTAAGAATTTTATGCACAGTCTGACCATTAAAATTACGGTCTTTGGATAGAATCAAAACATCATCCCCATATGCAAACACTTTTACATTTCTAAAATAGTCTACAAGTGAGGTTTTACCTTCTTTATATATAAACCAAGCATAAGCAATATACATTATTGATATACAAGAATTATAAAAAGCTGTTAACGCACAACCAGAAGGCATACCATGAGTAGCAATATAAACTTCATCAAAACACAATGTCAAAATTGTTTTTAGGATATTCAATGCAACTCCAGCCAAGGGATGGTTGGAGCGACTAGATAATACATCGTGTAACTGTTGTTGGAACATGGAATTCATACTTCCATCAAATCCTTTTTGATCTCCATCAAACAACTGACCACCATAATTTATTATAAATTTTGCAAATTCATCCCATTCTTTTCCAAGTGGATTTATACCAATCATAACACCAGTGGTCAATTTTTCATTTTGAACATCTTTCATCAATTCTAAAAACATTTGACGAAGTAATATGGTATAATGCAAAGGTGAAGCTTTAAAACACCTTGGTTTGTCCACTTTATCATCATTTCGTAACTCATCCTTCAATAATTCAGTGAAAACTACTGATTGTTTTATCTTACCAGATTTTAATTCATCTACCATTTTATCATAAGCCTGCTCTAATACTGGTTTCATTTTTCCGGTTTCTTGATCTATAAGTTCTTTCTTTGGAGTCACACCAAAAGGATATCCACTTGATGTTTGAAAATCTAAACCTTCTAAAATGCCATTTCCTATAGTGGCCACTTCAACACTTAATGGATCATATTTCTTTTGTGGTAGTAAACTATCGATTACATCTCGTGCAAAATGTAAAGCCTGCTCATTGACAAAATGGACCGGTTGAAAATTTTTCTTTGCCATAATTTTCACAGTATCCTTGCCATGTACTGACAAATTGGCTGGTTTACGTGTTGACTCCAATGTATTATTAATCAA